TGTATTTAATATATCCTTTAGATCTTCTTTGGTAAAATAATCTGAATCACTCAATAATGCTATTTCTTCCTTAGACAATTCTGGAGAAAACCATTTATGTCTATTTGGATTAAAAATAGGTTTATTATTCCACTTCTTGTATTCCTCACGAGTCTCTTCATCAAAATCACTAATATAACCAAAGTTATCATGAAATCTGAATTTATTCAAGTGTTCGCACTGTGTTATAAAAGCAGAAGCGTACCTTAGAAAATCTATTGGTAAAAGTTTGTTATAAAAATCGCTCATGATATATCTCTGTTATCTTTATTGATTCATATAGCTTTTAATTTCCGTTCCCTGTAATATATTATTATATCCTTCTTTGGTCATAGTAGGATACATAAGTTTAGCCTAATTAAATGGAATAAATTTACTTTTATCTCCAAGTTTCTTTAAGAACTCATTATTCATACCAGCAGCACCATCAACTAAATGTCCCATTTCGTGTAGTACAACATTACTAGGTATATCTTCAGGAGCCTTTATCATATCTCTATTGAAATACATAGTGTTGCCTTTTGCTGGAGTAACCTATGCTGCAATAGTTGGTCTTTCCATCTTCTTGTACTGAGGGTCAGGTAACTTAAAGTACTCATCAATATTGACATATTTATCTAACATACTATCATAGACTTTGAGATAATCTGTGCCATACTAAGCGTCAACTTCTTTAGCTCTGTTTCTAGCATATGGCTCCTACATAAGTTCATAGGTTCTATTTCGTTGATCAATAATCTCCTCAGTAACATTATTAGGTATTTTATTGAATGTACTTTCTTCTCGTAAAGCCCTGTCTATAACACTCTGTTTATAATTAGGATTTACTTTTGGTATATAGTTCTTAGACTTAGATAATTTCTTAGAACTTTTGAAAACGGCTTCTCCTATATTTGGTACAAACGGAACTAACCCTAATGCAGCTAAACCTGCTCCAGACCAATCCTTATTACTAACAGCATCATATACATCATATGCAGCAACTGCATCACCTACTGGTGTAAAGTTAGCAGCATCCTCTAGATCTAATAAAGGTTTCAACCCTCCAACTAATGGTCCACCTGTAAATCTATCAATCTCATCTGTACCATTATTATAGCAGTCATATACCTATTCTTCAGTATATTTCTTACCATATCTATCACTATAAAGTTTGCCTTTATATGGTATAGGTTCAACTATAGTAGGTTTATTAGTTGGAGGTACTTCACCACCCTCTTCATATGATTTAAAGTCCCAGTAGCCTTTACCGGGATTTTGCTCCCGGTAAGACTTCAAGCTCTGCATTCTCTATTTAAATGCTTCTTTGTTCATAATTTTTCAATTATTTCTTTCCACCTTTGCCCTTTTTAGAGCCTGACTTTTTACCTCCACATGCCATAATGTTTCCTCCTATTTAAATATGTTAAATCCTTTTCATTATCATAAGCTTCTTTTTCAAAGCTTATGTTTCTATAAGCATTACCCTTCATAAATAATCTTACTAGCCATTCACCAAAGTAAATCAGATAGAAAGGTATATATAACAATTCTTTCATCTGCGCTGTGTGTATACTTTCATGATTAATATCTTTTTCAGACATTTTCATACCTTTGCGTACAAAACACAAACCAAATAAATTCATTGCCTTAAACCCTTTAAAGGGTATAATATTATTATATATTAATTTCATATTACTTCTCTCCTACTACTTTTATAAAATAACAATCTAATTTCTTCATAAAGCCACCTGTATTATCGAGTGCGTATTTGATTGCTCCTTTATCTATTCCTAATCTTCTAGCGGCTTCTCTCATAGAAGGATATTCTTCAATTCTGCCATCCATAAATAAAACCTCTAAACTTACTCCTTCTGGTCTATTACTATAATCACTATACCGTTTAATCTGTCCTTCTGACAAATGGGACTTCCAAATCATCTGTTTATCTGCAGAAACATCAGTAAATCTAGGGATCGTGTACCCATTTTTATATTTACGTTTCATTGCTTCTGACTATTTTGGTTTTGGTTTACCAGTATTAGCTTTTCTTACCTTCTCTACTATTTCTGGAGGGATTTTCTTACCAGTATGAGCTTTGCTTATCTTCTATTTGGTTTCTTCGGATAGATGTTTGCCAGCAGATGCAGCCTGCGGATCAATATTGTATCCAAACTCTCTATTGGCAGAATTATAGTAATCTATGTATTCCTATTCTAACTTTAAACACTAATCCGGCTCACAGTACTCTAGTGCTTCAAATATTAGATATTCTTGATATTTATTCCAAGCGTTCTGTAAATGTTGATTAGAATGTCTATTAGCTTTAAGATTTCTTTTATGTTCCTTTAATCTTCTTTCTATATTAATAGAGCTACCTATATATCTTTTATTAGTTTCTTTATTATATATCTAATATACTCCTGCCATAATTATTTACCTCTTGCTGCTTCTGCATTAGTTTTATTCTTCAATGCCGTTTTAGCTTTCAGTTTTTCTCTTTCTAAAGCTGCATCATCTTTCATCTTTTGTAATTCCTTTTGAGATTGCAATTTCTGTTTCTCTAAAGCTACTTTCTTTTCTTCTATATCTTTCTTCATCTACTACTCTCTTAGTTTAGCATTGAATTCGAATTGTTTAGAAGCTTCTTCAGATGCTTGTTTTCTTTCTGCTAATGCTTGGGCTGCTATCTCCATTGGATCTGGAATTCCATTATTATTCTGATCCATATCTTCTGCACCTCTATAAGCATTAAGTTGAGCTACTGTAATCTTAGTTGCATTGTTAGAATCTATCTCATATTTCTTAAGATCCATCTCTGCTTCTTTAATCATTAACTCTTCTTCTTTAACTTCATTTTGCATCTGAATCATCTGTTGTTCTCTTTGAGCTTGAGCTTCTTCCATAGCCTGTTGTTGTTCCATGCGTTTCTGCTCAATCTCTTCAAGTTTGTTTCTAATCATCGTAGTATTATCATTAGTAAATATTTCTACTACATCAAGCAGACTAGCACCATTTTGCATAGCAGGTTGTATAAGACTTCTAAGGAACTCAATATTCTGTTGATTCTTAGTAGAATCATCTACAAATATATCAAAGTCTTCATATGGGAAGTTATCTGATAGCGTTAAGAATGCTCTAGTAGCGTCATCTAATATGTACTGAAGATGAGTCTTACTACCATCTTTCCAAGCCCATTTAGCTGTGTTTAGCAACATATTCAAACACTCTCTCTTCACTTGATTATGTGTCCAAAACCAAGGTTCTGTAATATGTGCTGATTGCTGTACTGATCTTTCTACATTACCTACTAACTCATTAGATGATATTGAACCTTCACGTTGTTTACTTACTCCAGATATTTCAGATAACATAGATTCAATCTTATCCATGAGCATAATATACTAGTTAATAGTATTAGCCATAGTAAGATCTAATGCTGTTATTTGATTGAACTGAGATGGTTTACCTCCTTCTCTACCCGGTATATCCCAACCTTCTTCATATGGGTTAATAAAATTAACACCAAGTGCAGATAAATAATGCATCCATTTAGATACATCTATGTTCATAGATTTAGGTATCTAAGTAATATCCATATTCACTACCTTACCTTTATCTCTAGCCATTGCGAGTTCAAGACGATACCAGAGTACAATATACATATACTGTAATGGTTTCATCATACTTACTAAAGATCTTGGTCTACTGTTAGTATTATTATATATTACTCCAGTATAAGGCAATCTTTGTGCATTAGGATTATCAGATGATACATATTGATATTCAACTGGTTCTATACCTATATAAAGATCTTCTCCAGCTCTATATCCTTCCCATGTTTCAATAATCCATTTCCATTCAACAGATATTTCCATACCTGTTTCCTTGTATGTCTCATCTACTTCATATGTTTCAGGCATACCTGTTTCTGGATCAATTATAGTAACAAAACCAATCTTCTTAAATGACTTCCAACATACATGATATACTTTGATATTATCTCCGCTACCATCAAATGGATTAGAACTAAAACCATTAATAGTATGAGTTTTAATATGTGGATAATCTAATGATGTTTTTCTCACTTCAGGATTGATACCTCCTTTAGCACTATCACTCATCATGTCAAGTAATTCATTTAACTGCTTTTCTGTCATCTTATCATACAGTCTGTCATACAGTTCAGTTACTGACATATTCATTTCATAGCAACACCATTGTGCTTCATGAATAAACTCTAAGTCTGATGTTTCAGTGTCATAATCAAAGTAAATAGGATTGATACGTTCTAGACACGGTTCTCCATTTACTATACCTATATAGTATATTTCTTCCCCACCTACTAATGCATCTTTCCAACCTTTAAAGAACTCATGATTAATGTTGAGTTTATTCTTTAAGTACATAAGACTATGATATGCAGTAATCTCTGCAATATCCTTATAGTCTTTACTCATGTATTTCTGTATCTGTTCTGGTGGCATAATCTCACCAGATTGTAAAGCTTCTTGATATCTTGCCTATTCTTCAGGTCCTAGCTTACTCATAATAGTAGCCTGAATATAGTCCATCAACATCTATTTAGCTTTTTCCTGTAACTCACTAGTTGCTATTTCACTAGTACGTACTACCTTAAAGTTAAATGGTCTCTTAGTCTCTTCACCTAATAGTAGGTCTATCTTTGGCTTGATTATATTATAATCCTAAGCCATTGCAGGGAAACCGTCCTATTGTTTAAATGGGTTAGTAACATACTTAAGATCTTTCTCATTGTATATACTATTGTAAAGATCATAGTAAGTCTACATCTCTTCCTTGCGAGTTCTGGTATTGCCATTCCTAGAACCTCCTTGACTGTGACCTATAATGTAATCTACACAAGATTCTCTCCAGTCTTGAGTCTTCTTAGACATTGGCAATTTCTGTATAGGAAATTGATTGATATTTTTCATAGTTAAAACATATATGCTTCTATATTATCATTAGTAATATCATCGTCATGATACCACTCTTGAGTAAAGATAGGTCCATCAAATAGTACCCTATCTCTATTCTCTTTTTTCTTCTCTTTAACCTTTAAATTATAGAGCTGTTCTCTATAAATCATTACCTGCATCAACGCCATGACTCTATCGAAGTTTCCTGTATCATTATAGCTTATAAGTTCTTCTAATAGCGGCTCTGATAGTATGTTATGTAGGTTCTTCTTACCGGGAGCTTGTTCGTCATTTAACCAGTCTTTTATTAAGCCTTCTCCCCACTGCTTGATCTGTTTATTCATATGGCAACCTTTCTTTCTCTATACTTTAGAATTACCTACAATATCAGATATGATATCAGGTTGATCAGCAAGTAAGTAGTCACAATGTTTAGCGGTAAAGTATGGGAATAAACCTTTACGTTCATTTTCATACATTATTCTACCATTATAATAAACTGCTAATTTACGTAGATTTTCATAGTATTCTTCGGCTGTTGTAGGGCGTCCAGTGTATTCAGCAACAATTATATCATAATAGTTTTCAAAGCTCTAGAATCGCTTGTAAACGAACGTAGAGCCTAATGAATTAGTACCTGACTAGTCATGGTCATATGGGTCTACCCCAAGTATATATAAACCAACGGGAGCATCCTTTACAGGGTGTTCCCATATAACTATAGATCCAGTAGGATCATCATCCTTCTTCAATGGATAATGTGTAATATCACCAGTTTTCTTAAGTACCCACTTAATAGAACCATTAGCATCCCATATCAAATCTCCTACCTATTTGTGATTACTTAGGTGTTTATTTATACGTATATTTGCTAGTTGTTCTTGTAGTTCTTTCTTAGGGAATATGTTACCTCCAAATTCCAAACATGCTTCTTGTGGTGTTATACAGTGTTCAGCTACATAACGGTCTACTGCTACTGAGTTAGTAGCATTCTCTATTACCTTTCTACGTTCAGCTAATATGTACTCTACAGACTTCTTATACAGTGTATTACCGTCATCATCCATGTAAACACGTTTACCATTCTCATCACGGAAGTCCATATTGGTATACTGTGGAATAAAGAATCCACACAGTTTATCAGATGGAGTTTCATCCCATATATTCTTAAATCCTATGCAGTTATAACCATCTGGATTGTAGAACATATCCTTCAGTGTTTCAAAGTGGCTATCTTCATCACCACCTGTACCAAATGCAATCATTGTACCAAACGCCATACCATCCTGTTCTACAGACGGTCTAGCAATTTGCCATGCTGCACCTAATTCAGAGAATGAACCAGCCTCTTCAAATATAATAAGTTTACCAGCTTTACCACGAACTACATCGGGATTATCTTTCAGAGTAACACCAATAATCTCTGACTTATAACCGCTCTCAATTTCATTACCGTACTCATCTTTAGTAAAGAAACCGGCACGTTTACGCATCTGAGTATTAACAGATCTCTTCTTACCCCAAGCTGTATTCTTATCTATAAAGTCCATATAGTCCCATGCTTTAGTAAGAATACCATCCTCTGTTAAGTATTGCTTATTGCTAGCATAGATATATGTTTTACTACCTGCAAATAGATAGTAGTTACGACATGCCATTGCTGCATTCTTATACGAATAACCCTTACGTCTACTCTTCAGTGCACATAAGTGTTTACTTTGTTCTTCTGCATCTTCTACTGCTAAGAAGAAGTAATAGTCATAGTCATAGAAGTCTGGGAACTACAAGTCACGTGTTTTCTTAGTAGTTGTAGATCCATCTGGATTAGTAATTGTAGTGTAGATAATCCTTTGAATAGGACAGAAGTTTAAATAAAAATAGTTATACCCACTAATGAAATCTCCATCATCAGCAGTATAACCATACTTACATCTATCCATCTATTCATCCCAGTATTTAAAGTACTCTGATGTACCTGCAGGATACTAACAATAAGAGCCAGTCTCCAAAAACTTGAGGGCTGGCTATCTAAACTTATTGCTGTTTTTTATCTATTTACTGAAGTCTACTGTCATTTTTTACTAATTCTTCAAAGGTGTAATATTTATAGTTTGTAAATGCGAATAGTTCTTTTTTTATAGCTTTTAACTTCTCATCTTCCATAAATATAGGTCTTCCTAATTCATCCTCCATATAAAATATTACATTTTTACCTCTCGCTTTTTCCATACTTTTTACCAAATAATTCTAGTAAAATTTCTTCTAAATCTTTAAGTGTTAACTTACTGTAATGATATGAATTAGCTTCATCTATTTGTGGAATTAAACCTGATTTCTTTTCTACAATTTTTGGCATATTCTTTCATTTGTTGCAGATCCATCGTTCTATAAATAAACCCTACTTTATTACCTATTATAGTATGACCGTATAGTACTTTGAATTTGTTATTACTAATTTGTTCTACTCCTTTCATACAAAGTTTAGTTAAACTACAGTTTATCTGAGAACTCTGTTAAACTCACCTACTTACGATTAGGTCCATCATGAGCTGTGTTAACTATAGGCTTTCTTATATAGTCAGTGACTTAGGAGGTTACGTTGTATGCGCGACATACTTCAATATCTTAATATTTTGTACTATTAAAACTTTTCCTCTTATAAGAGGATATCTTTGCTTTTAACTCTTCCTCTGAATAAGCTGCTAAATACCCATGAGTTTCATTGTATTTTCCATTAGCACATCTTATAATACAAGATCTATGAAAACGGACAATGTTAGAAGCGTGTGTCACACTAATGGCATATATTGTATATTTATCTTTTATATTGTATAAATAGACAGGTTTATAATAGTTTTGAGCTTTTTGTTTAGATATTTCTGAAATCTTTTGTTTCTGTTCCTTAGTCATCTTCAAACCAAGTACTCCATAATCCCCTCCTTTAGTACAATTATATCCCTCTGTATAAGCTTTATATAAATCAATATATTTTATTTCTAAATCATCCAATTTCTTAATTAAATCCTCAGAAGTTAAACTGTCGTCGGGGATAAATGATTCTAATATATCTATAGTAAAGTTATGAATACCATATTTTTCAATAGCTCTATATAAAGGTAAGTCGTAACGTTTAGTTTTCATATTACTGAAATGATGCTTTATTCTTTTCCTCAACGATACTCCTTGACCTACATAGCACTTATTGTTAATATTATTTTTGAATATATATATACCTGCTAATTTGGGATCAATATCTCTATACGACATAATAAAAAAATTAATCAGTTGGGGCAGTAGGATTCGAACCCACACAAATCATACCGGGTTAGAGCCGGCGACGCTGCCAATTACGTTATACCCCAATATATATTGGGGTTCTTCCTTTAACGACGTAACCCCATATCGTCGCTTGGTTTAGAACCAAGATTTGATTCTCTTCCACAGACTAGGTTTCTTAACATTCAATGCTCTCAGAGTATTGAATGCTTCATCAATCTGTGCCCAAATCTCTTCTTTGCTTTTAGTCATATCAATGACAATATCAATCTGCTTTTTCATATTAGTTTAATTTTATCTATTATAACGTGTTGTTTAATTTAAGTTGTAATTGATGTATTATCTTGTCAATTCATATGGATTAACCTTAGAATCACCTTTAACTTTAGATGTACTAAGTTCTTCTGTTTTAACCGCTTTCTCCAAGAAATCTAGAGTAATATAAGCTCCTTTTACTTTCTCAAATCCAGCTAAATACTTCTCAATCTTCTTTTCATCTAAGTCTTCACCTAATGATTCTTCATAGTAATCACTGAAACTGTCAAGTTTACGTCTCATATTCTGTAACATCCTAAGTAAACGAGTATTACAGAATTCTTTAAACTGCTCTTCACATGCTACTTCTGCTGCAGATAATTCATAATTAACATCATCGAATAGTTCTTCTTTCAACTTGGATTCGATGCTATCAGGATCCATACTTAGTACATAAGGACTATTCCATTTATTCTTAAGTACAATGTAACTAATTACTTTAGTAGCATGTTCTTTATCTGCTTTATCGGCATCCCATACCTTTTTAAAGCATGGGATACCTAAGGCATCAGAATGAATTACAACTTTACCACCGACTATATCAAATAGTTTCATTATCCTGTTTATTTAGTTCTTTATACCATTCGTTCAAATCATAAGTAGTTGTAGGATCAGATATAATTACTGTTTTTGTTATATATTTATCTTTCTACCATAATCTGCAGTATAGTATAAATTCTCCTTTTTTAACGTCAATAACTTCATTATTAGTAACAACTTGACCATCTTTATCTGCCTAGTATAAGTTGCATGTGATATTGTCTATCATTGGAGTAATAGAGTTCGATTCAGTGTTAAATGATATCGCTTCTCCTCGTTTATTTATTAGTACTTTTTCCATACGTTAAGCTTTTTCACAACAAACGCAATCATTACATGGTTTCTCAAGTTCACGTCGTTTATTATGTTCATCTCTTCTACAATAGTAGTCCTTCAATTCAGGAGAACTTAACTTAATATATTCTTTTTCTTCCCAATTATCTGTAACAGAGTACATCTTAAGTACGACGTCTCCTTCCTCAACATCAAATAACTTCTCATCATCTACAATCCATTCACCGGGTTCAGTTATTATGTAACTATAATCATATCCACTACCGTATGTTGCTTTGCTTACTTTTTGTTCTTCAAAGTTCGCTACTATCACATCACCTTCTCTCTTTGTTGCTATATACTTTACCATAATTCAATCAATTTTATATCCTAAATACTTTTCTTTATGCAATCTCTGTACTATCGTCAGTGCTCTCTACAGTGGCACATTCGGATTCACATAGTCCTTCAGTGTCTTGTACTTCTACACTATCTGTGTGTACGTCTGCAACTCCTACTCCAGACTCTCTGGTACTATATTTCTGTTCATACTTTTTAGTTAAATTATTGCAAATCTGATCAATTTGTTCTGCTCTATCTAATGTAGTTTCTTCTTCTTTCTTACCATTCTCTACCATTACTGTAGTAAGTTCATCAATCATATCGCTTGTGAAATCATCATATCTGATAATATCATCTTCAATACATTTCTCAACTACATCATATAACTTTTTCATTGGTTTAGTGAATAGTTCTGGTCTAGAGTTCTTTTTCTCCAGTTCCCACATATTTTTGCTTTCTTCGTGTGTCATTTCTTTTAATTTATTAAGTATTTTAATATCCGGTGTGTTTATATATTTATGCATAAGATCACATATGTAAAGAGTTTTATATGCTATCTCTATTGGCACTTCTATAACTCCGGGTATTATTCTATATCCTGAAGTAGGATAGTAATCACTACTATCTTCTTTCATGCATTGAAATATATGATCAGATATCATTTTGTTTCTCTTTAATTATAGTTTTACTGATGCAACCAGCAGCCCAACCAACTAAGTAAGCATAATTTTCATTTCCTTGAGAGTATGACTCTACAGCATGTACGCCTAATTCTTCATACATATAGTCAGCTACATGTACTGCTTCATGTGGTATTGCATCGTCTGTAATTACTTCTAAGTTAGGAGCATATACTAAACACCCATACAATCCGTCTGATTTTCTACATACTGAGTATGTACTCATTGCTATACCTTCTTGCTCAAACTCTTCGTCTATGTTTTCTATTACCCCAGATTTATCTGTTAAGTAGAACTTAAATTGTTCATCTAATTCTTCTGGTCCTACAGCTACCCATAGCTTCCTAGGATATATCTGTGGGTCATACATATCAATTTTTCGCTTCTTCTTCATATCTTTTCTTTATTTTGAACTTTCCTAAGTAAGCAAACATCACTGGTTTAGGATCTAATTCTGTTATTACTTTGTTAGTAAACTTGAACGGGCTATTGCATATTACTTCAACTACTTGATATGGTAGGTTATACTTGTTACTTAGTTTAGTATATATACTCGTCTAATTTCTCATGCCATTCAACCTTCTTATAGTATTTACATGTAGCTAATGTAATAGGACCATTTAACGTATTAGGTCTAATTATATTTATCAATGCTGCTACATCTACCCAATCACTGCTATATAACGTGTCACTCGCAAGTACACTTATCTTAGATTGCTCTTGTTTACTATATTTGCGTATCGGTTCATATATCTCTATATCCTTCATATAATCTGAAGTAAGTAGTTCTGTCCTATTAGTTACTATAGTAAACATATTAAATGGTAACTGTTTGCCTCTAATCTTACTCCATAACTTCTTAATATAAGGATACTTCTTCCACGCTATTATAGATCCTGCCTCAAGCAGGAATGACCTCATCTTCATCTTTATTAACTTTTAATATTATTGTGATTTGTACTCTATCACCGATTATTTCAGGTATCAAAGCTTTACTGACCATTACTTCATCATCTGCTTTACCTACCCTTAATATGCCTTGCTGTTTGAACTTAGCTATGTATCTACTAAGATTATCAGGAGTAATACCTAAAGTACGTTTAATATACTTCCTATTCTCAGTACTTATTACATTCTTCCTTACATTAGGGAGTTTTGGTGTATTGACATCTATATCTATAAATGTTGTTAACAACTCTAACTCCCTGTCTGTAAGCTTAAGTATACCATTAAGGCTATTTAGAAATTCTCTGTATAAATCGGTTCTAGATACGGTCTTAACCAATTTATTCATTAATCAGTTCCTCTTTAATTTTATTTAATACTTTAGTAAGGTTATAGTACACTGTCTCAGCTTCTAGCTTAACACAAGGTGGTACTTTACCTTCTGAGTATTTATCCAGATTATCTATTAGATCTACTACTTTAGTAGATTTATTGTCTTCCACTTCTTCCAAGTATCCCTCTTCTACATATAGATCTGCAATATCATCAGATATACTCATTGATCTGTACGAATAGTTATCTCCTTCGATATCACCATTGCTACATTCCATAGTAAATACTTGAGGATCTTCAACACTATTTACTAACACATCGCCCTTTCTGGCTGATCCGAAATCTTTAATTACTTTATATTTTAACATATCATTTCTTATTTTTATCATTAAGTCCCCATATGGCTAACCACATCATAAAAGAACAGAGACCTAATACTATTAATTGTTCCATGTCTCTATAAACGCTACATGTTAAAATAGTTAATAGCTTTTAACATTTGTTAACAGTTAATTAACATATAAAAAGAAAGCCCGACCTAAGTCGAGCTCTCAATGCCTTTCAGCAGGGTTAAAAATATGTTTAAATATATATTACTTAACGGCAACAATATCATAAGGTTTCACTAGTTGGGTATCCTTTACTAGATCAAAATACATTGCAAATTTCTTGTTATAAGCAATAGTATCTCCAACCTTAAATTGTGGATCAGTAATATTAGTAGGGATTTTCAACACAATACCAGTAGCCCAATCAGATTCTACTTCTTTAGTTTCTGTTTGAGTGTCATACTCATTAAACCCATTTTCATCTACTTTACCATTAGGAATTTGTTCTGTAAATTCCTTAGTAACCATAATAGGTGCTAATGGTTTAACTAATACGTCTTTTAACATATTCCAAGTAATACCATTAACTACTGTTTCTAATACTTTATCTTCCATATTCTTTTTTTAACTTAGTTTCTACTAATAACGTATTATTCTTTGTTTAGTTTGCTTTTACTAGTATATTTCCACCATTTGAGCAACAATAAGTTACTGCTCTTTGTGGACATTTGCCACTACCTATGAAAGCACAACCATCACAACTACCTGATCTGTTAGGCTCTATTATATACTGCAAACCGTTGATCTCTACTGGAGTTTGGCTTTTGATTATCTCTGCTAATTCTGAATCGTATATTGTCATAATAATATTGTTTATAGTGCGTATTCTCTATCTGTCCAAGGATTGAAATCTTCTTCTATTGGAGGAGCTGGTTCTGTTTTACTTATGACTTCCCAAGTATAGTCTTCTGGTTTTATAGTAGTATCATATTTATCCGCGTACTTTGGATCATAAGTATGCCCAACAAGTACCTCCCAATATCTGTTTATAAAAATCATAATTCTACTTTCTTAAGTATATAACCTTGCCTACAGTAGTCTGTTAACTGCTTAGTACATAAATCTCTACCTAGTAAGTCACAGCCCATACAACCACCCTGTGATTTTTCTGGTGCTAAAAAATAAGTCTTTGATTTGTAATCTATGTATTTGCCAGAGTATGCTAGTGGCATTTGTTCTTGTTGTTTCATATGCGTTAATTTTATATACTATAATTTATATTGTAATTATCTAAAGTAAGAGTATATACTATAAAAAAATAATTATTACTACTTACTTAAGATATACAGTCTGTAGCAATATTCCCCCTTACCCCCATATAAACGCTT